GTGGCCACGTCATGACCTCGTGGACAGGCCGGCGCATGATCAGCGACAGACGCACCAGCCACCTATGCCATTCGTCCGCGAGGTCTAGCAGTTTCCCTCGTCGTGCACCTTGCGCGCGAGGTCGACCAGCGCATCGACTCCCTCCGAGGGTTCGGCCTGCAGATCCTTCAGCGAGCGGAACACCGCTTGCCCGTCCTCTGTACACATTGTCATCACCACCATGCGCTGGGATCGCTCTGCGGACTGCGCAAGCTCCACCTCCACGACAGACGCGGATTCGCCATCGCTCTTGACCACCTGGCCGCGCAGCAACTCCACCCGCTGCCCTGCAGTGAGCCGCCGCCACCACGTCGGCTTGGTTTTCCCCCCCACGCTAAGATCGCGCTGGATCAACGACGCATCGATCAAATCATCGAAATAGCCCATCTCTCATACCTCAGGAACCGGACACCCGCCGGGTGCGCCACGGCGAGACAGCACAGAGCCAGCGGGGCCGGAATCCAGATCGCCGTTATGGATCGCCGTTCCGCCTGTTATGGCCAATCCCACGCCACCGCGCCGGAGCGCTGGATCACCAGAGAACCGCGCACGATCTCGTTCGTCTGAATGTCGATCGTCACGTCGCTCACGTAGCCAAGAAACTCGGCGGTAGTCGATCCTGCAGAAACCAGCCGATCATCCGAGTCAACGGACGTTGGAAGCGTTCCTGCGGTCACAGCGTCAGAGAACACGACCATCCAACTGACCACGGTCCCGGCGTCGCGCAGCAACATCAGCTCCTGGTGCGAGGCGGCGGACGGATCGAAATTAAACGGCACCGTGATTTGCCCCGGATTCAAAAGCCCTTGCACGAACGTGCGTTCGGTGGCATCAAGGCACGTCGTGTCGATCTGATCGGCCGCACCCCCAAGCCCCTGGATACCGGTCGGGCAGGTGACGTACATGATCACCACGCCATCGGCGTCGGAGCTGGATGCGGATGCGGGCGACGCGAAATACAAGCGCGTGCCTTGGGTCTTCAGGGTGCTCATAGATGTTTCCTCAGAAAATGCGCACGCGCGCGACCACGGCAGGCACATGCCTACCGAATTCGGGGTATCGGGTGGTTGTTGTCAGCTAGATGAGCTGGTTGCGTCGAAACGCGCGGTCCAGAACCGGAACGTCATCGCCAGCCATGCGCGCAACGTTTCCGGGTCCCTGCCGGTCATTGGTACGTCTTCCATATGCGCCTCAGGCTCGAGGCAATCGCGCACAGCCTGCCCAATGGCATAGATGGCCTGTGCGTCATCGCTCCATACGCGCACGCGGACCACGATGCTGTCCGTATCAGGGACGGCTGTGAGGTTGTTTTCCGGCGCACCGCCCATCACGTCCCATGTGACATAAGGCACTGTGACCCGCTGCGGCGCGTAGCCGTGCGGATAGATGCGCTCATCCACATAGCCGGCCACCGTTGACGACGCGGAGAGCAGCTCAAAAACCGGCGGATACATCAGGTTCGTGCCCCGTTTCGCTTGGCCAACTTCTTCACTGCCCGATCAATTGCGCGAGGCAACTCCGTGGCAAACACCTGCAGCGCCTCGCCCTTTTTCGCCTCGAACGCCGGGCGCATCCAGGGCATCGCCCTTCTGCGTTCGGTCCCCGCCTCCAGCATGAACAGCACGTCGTTGGTTTTCAGGTCCGCCCCCTTGCGGCCCTTGCGCTGGATGGTCCGGTTTGGGTAGCGCTGCGACCTGACGGAGACAATGAATGCCTCGCCCCGCTGCTTGTTCAGCGGGCGCACGCGCTTGATGCGGATCGATTTTTTTGCCAGGCCGGTTGAAACGAAACGTCCATCGACGTTCGGCGTATCGACGATCTCCTGCACATTGGCCATCGCCTGCTTCTGGATGATCACCGCGCCACGCCTAAGTGCGGCGCGTACCGGCCCGCCGTTCTTGCTTACGACTTCTGCCGGCAGTTCGCGCAGCGTTTTCATGACGCTGTCGAGGCCCTCGATGCGCACAAGATCAGTTGCCATGCAGGTACACCTCCGCATCAGCGCCAACCCATGAACGCAACACCGCCCCGTCAGGGTCTGGCTTGCCAGCAAACCGCGCATCGTGTCCCATGCCAATGCCTCCCCGGCCCGGCAATCCCTTGATCCCCACCACGCGACGACCACCAAACACCCGCCGCGAGTGATGCCGCCGCCACAGCTCCAAATCGATGAACGTGCGCCTGCCCTCGCAGGCCCGCCTCAGCGTCTCGACCGCATGACCACGCACCGCCGTCGCGCACAAGCTCGCGTGCGCGCCGTTCTGCAACTGCCGCGCAACCCGCCTAGCCACGTTGTAGTACCTCGCCGGCGCCTCGCCCACGCACTCGGCCGACCGGATCTCCCGCGCACACGTGTCTAGCCAGTCCGGCGCGTACCAGTCGTCGTCCTCGATCACCACCACAGGATGCTGAGGCGTCACCAGCCGCAAAAGGTGCATCATGTTGCGCGCCTGCGTGTTCTCCGGCATCGGCGCCAACCGATGCACCCGCACGTCCCACCCGTCCCGCGTGAAGGCTGCGGAGAGCGGCAGCACGCCATCATCAACCACGTGCCACACAACCGGCCCGGCATACGTCTGCCGAGCCATCCAGCGCTCGCACAGCGCCCACGCACGCGGCCTGTCACCCGTCGGGGTGATTAACTGCATCATGCCCGCGCGACCGCAAAAACGTGCACCGGGCACCGACGATGCACAAACCCCGCCTCGCCGTGATCGTTCAGGTGGAAATCCACCCCGCCGGCCGCCGCCGTGGCAATCTCGGAGAAGCCAGCGTCCGTCAACAGCCCCACCAACCCCGACCCAGTGAACCGCCAAAAATCGTCCGGGAAGCCGTGGATCGGAAACGCCGTCAGCGTGGTGACGATCAACCACCCGCCAGGCTGCATCACCCTGCGAACCTCCGGCAACGCCACCCACGGCCGGCGCACATGCTCCAAAACCTCGGAGCACACCACGCCAGAAAACCGGCCGCCCCACTCCTGCGGCAGGGCGTGGATGTCGGCAACCCGATCCACCCCTGCACCCGCCTGCATGTCAATGCCGGTCCACTCGCCCTGCGCCAAATCGCGGTTTTCACACCACCACGCAGATGCCGCATGCCGACGCGTGCCAATCTCGAGCACGTCATCGCCAAGCAGGGCCGCGTGACCCTCGATCCACTCGCGGATTCGCCCACGCACGCTATCCGTCGGCAAGCGCATCATCATCTGCTGATACTTCGCGCGTTCCTCAGCCTCGCGCACGCAACGCCTCCTCGATCGTCATACGCGGCCAGTCCAGTGCGGTGGCGCGAGAACAGTTGACGTACTCCACCCCTGCGGCATCAAGGCGCGTGCGCAACTCACTGAAGCGCACCAACCACCTGTCCACGGATGTCTGACGCGCGTTGCCGAGTGGTCTAGGATGGTCCGCATGATGATGCGCCCGCCCGCCCGTATGCTGTAGGTCGTAGCCGAGCATCACGACGCGCGACGCACCACCGTACTGCGCCAGACTGATCGCGCCGGCGCCAGAGTTGTTGTACGGACGAAACCCCGACACGCCCTTCATCGTAGCCAGACGGTAACGGGCCGGCATCAGGTGCATACCCACACGCGCACCAGAGAACGTGCGTTCGATCTCCGGCAGATAGTGCTGCCAGAACCCGCGATCCATCGCGTACAGCACCGCCGCCCACGGCGCAACGCGGAACGTGCAATTGACCGCAATGACCACATGCCCGGACATCTGCACCGTTGCCACATCGCCTGGCGTGAGCGACGGGCCGCTCGCGAGACATACGACGGTCTGCCCGCGCCACAGGCCCGCGAACTCAGCCGCCGCCCGGATTGACGCCTTCGCCGACGGCAAACGTGATGAACTCACGGCCCGAATCCTGATCGGCCAGCACGCCGACGATCTGATAGACCTTGCTGCCATGCGTGACGCGCCAGCTGGCGTCTACGTCGCTCCGATGTCGAATGACAATCCGCGCCGTCACGCGGGACTGGCGTTCGTCCGCTGCGATGAAGTCACGCACAGAAATCGGCTCGATCGCGGCCCATACGACCGCTTGATCCGCCCACACCGTAGCCAGCGCCCCTGTGGCGGTGTCCTGATCCAGCACGGGCGACTGCAGTGTGACGCGCTTGTTCAGCCGCCCCGCCGCGAGCGTCATGCGATCACCGGGTCGCGCAACGCGTAGAGCATGGCCGTCACTGGTGCGGGCAGATAGCCGGGCTGGAATGCCTCGTCAGCATTTTGGTCACGGTTTCGGTACATCCACGCGGTCAGATACAACGTGGCCATGCGCACCACCGCGGGCACGTCCGCCACGATGCCGTCCGACGATTCAAGCACAGGCTCAC